TCCTTTCCTTGGCAGGCTACCTGAGAAAGGATATCGCATATTCCTTTCTTTGTCGTGGTTCTAACGGAAGGTTCCTTTTCTTGTCGAGTGCTCATTCCCTCTGTCCGCGCCAGATCCGGTCCGGGCGCACCCTCTGAACCGGTGGCGCGATGGGACATCAGCGCCTCGGAAAACTCCCCACCCACCGATACCTGCCGGACATCGTCAGGTATCTGGTGACCGGCGGCACGCCCACCGCGCACTTGGTGGAACAGATCACCGAAGTGGGGCGGGATGCACTGAAGCGTGCCCTGAAGGATCCTGTGTTCGTGGAAGCGTTGTGGCTGCTCATCAGGTTGCCGCAGGCGGCCGCGTCGAGGGACTTCGGGGCGGCTCTCGCCGAGATCGGCATGGGCGCACAGCGGCCGACGTCAGTCGCGGAACTGATGGTTGCCTTCGACAATGCGCTGGAGCGCGTGCAGCGGCGCGAACATAGGGATGCCACGGACCTTGGCGAGATCGCCCGTCAGGCAGCACTCACCGCGCTCGGCGATGCTGTGCGAGCCGGGATGCCAATGTGGTCTCCCACGGCGGACGATGTGCAGGCTTCGGTGGCTGCACTGAGGTCACCCGAGAAGTTCGGTGCTCTGGCCCACCACTTCCACGCAAATACCGTGGAGCGCGTCATCCACTACTATGTCGATCGAAACCTGCATGAACTCGTCGGCGCCGACCGCGTTGTGTCCTCGGTCCACGATCTCGCCACATACGATTCAGCGATACGCCGCCATTGCATGGAAGCCGCGCTGATCATGCGCGCCTTCGCCAGGGACTGGCTCGGCAAGAACCAGTATCGGGACGGCAAGGACATATCAAAGAACGACGCTCGAAAATTCTCGGCCTATGCCGTCGAAAAGATCAGTATCGAGCTCAAGAACAGGAAGGGGCCAAAGTGAAACGGTGCCTGATTGAATGCGGCGTGCGGCAGGCATCCGAAGATGGCGCTCTCGCGATGAACGTAAGCGACCCCGGCAAGAACGTCAATCTGAGGATCGACTCCATCAGCCGCTCGATGGTCGGGAACATCCCCGACCTTCTGATCGATCTTCTGGAGATCGCGGCATACGTCTACTGCGTCGATCAGCGCATCAAGCGCGGGACTGAGATGCTCATGGATTACGGGAAGGATTGGCGCCGCAGTCTGACCTTCTCGATCCCTGTGCGCCATCCCGAGATCTGGAATGGGGAAGAGGTGCAGGAACTGCTGGTCGAAACCCTCGGCTTCCTCTCCGACGACAGCTATGCATTCCGGTTCCGCAAGGCCGAAGCGCCGGTTCAGCCGCGCGATCCCTACTTCCACGAACTCCTTGATGCTTTCCAGGAGAACGACGAGGTGGCGCTGTTCTCGGGCGGCGTCGATTCCTTCGCCGGCGCGGTCAACGACATCGTCACGCTGGGCAAGTCTGTCACCTTGGTTGGCCACTGGTCGGTGCCGAAAGTCCAGAATGTCCAGGCGACCCTGGTCGACGCGTTGAAGCAGCGCGGCTACGGGCGGCGGCTGTCTTACGTCCCGGTGTGGGTTTCGAACACGGACATCAAGCCGGCCGAGTACACCCAGAGAACCCGATCATTTCTCTTCGCGTGCATCGGGCTGGTCGTGGCGCGGATGTCCGGGAAGGATGGTTTCAGTTTCTACGAGAACGGGGTTGTCAGCATCAACCCGCCGCTGGCGGGGGACGTGGTCGGCGGCCGAGCCACGCGCACCACGCACCCCAAGGTACTCCGTGGTCTCGAGGACTTGTTTTCGACCCTCCTGGACCGCCAGATCGAGATCCGGACCCCGCTCCAGTGGCTCACCAAGAAGGAGGTCACGGAGACGATAGCAGCCGCGGGCATGGCTGACATGATCGGGTCCACGGTGAGTTGTACCCGCACGCACAGTCGGACGAGAAGGCACACGCACTGCGGAGTATGTTCGCAATGCATCGATCGAAGGTTCGCTGTCTTGGCTGCGGGAATGGCTGATCATGATCCCGCCGACCAATACAAGAAGGATCTACTCCTGAGCGATCGAAGCGTTGATGACAGCCTTCGCATGGCGATGCACTACGTGTCCTTCTTCAGGAAAATCGGCTCGATGACAAAGGACCGTTTCCTTGTCGACCTTCCGGAAATTGTCTCAGCGCTTGACCACTTCCCGGATATGTCAGCCCATGAGGCCAGCGCACAGCTTTTCGATCTGTTCCAGCGGCACGCGCGATCCGTGGAAGTCGTCATCGCCCGGGCCGGGAGCGAACATGCTGGCCTACTTTTCAGAGGCGAGGTTCCGCCTGGTTCGCTTCTGGCGATCTGCTTCGCGCGTGGTGACCGTGTCGAGGTCGCCCCAAGCTCCGAATATGATCAGCATGTAACGGCTTTCGTCGACCGGCTCAGTGCTCCCGTCCTCGAGTTCGCGATGGATCACGATGCCGAGCAGGTGCTCTTTCACGGTGGGTACCGTCTTGAAGGTGCGAACTACCGCTTCGTGAACGCGTTGATCGAGAACTTCCGGGCCGCCAAGAAGACGCGCTCAGAGATCCCGTTCAAGCAATCCCACGTCGTGGCGGACGAAATAGGCGTGGAGGATCAAGCGATGCGACAGCGGCTCAGCAGGTTGCGCAGCGCGCTCGACCCGCTGGCGGTGATGCTCGGGATCCCCCTCGATCAAGACAGTTTCATCGAAACCAAGGATCGCGCTGGCTACCGCCTCAACCCGGCGTGCCGCGAGATTTCACTCGGCGACATTCAGACCCAGAATCCGGCTGCGTCACAGGAATAATCCGCCGACGTCACAGGCCACCGCGCGCAAGGTCACAAGCTGCCCAGCGAAGCCCCGTTTCCCGGGGCTTTTTTTCTTGTTCGGACGTCACAAGAAAATCCGCGCGTGATCATATACGGAGGGCCGCAAAGCATTGAAATTGTTCGTGTATCCGGGCGCACCAACGTGTCGGGGTGAACAACGGACAACTCAATGAGGTTTCGGATGTCTGTCACGCATCTCAACCAGGCCGAGCTGGCAGCTCGATGGAAGATCAGCCCGCGCACGCTGGAGCGCTGGCGTTGGACCGGTGAGGGCCCTGCCTTCATCAAGATCGGCGGCCGGGTCGTGTACCGGCTCGAGGATGTCGAGGCCTACGAGGCCAACCGGCACTGCTCCAGCACGGCCGACAAGCCCGCCGTGAAGCTGGCGTGAGGGGGGCGGCCATGACGATCCCCAATTGCATCCCCCTCGACGACCTTCCCGCCCTGCCGGTCGGCGAGATCGCCGATCTTCCCGGCGACCAGCTGGCGCTCCTGAAGCAGGACGCCGACGAGCGGCTGCGCGCCGCGAAGACCCTTTGCGACTGGCTCGATGGCGCGATCGCGCTGAAGTACGGCGACGACGCGCAGGAGGCGCTCCGCGCGGAGGGCAAGGACACCGGCACTGTCCGGCTGCAGGACGGCCAGGTCACCGTGGTCGCGGAGCTGCCGAAGCGCATCGATTGGGACCAAGCGATGCTCGCCAACCTTGTCGAGCGCATCCGGGCCGACGGCGCCGATCCCGCCGAGTACGTCGATATCGCGTTCAGCGTGCCCGAGCGGAAATACACCGCCTGGCCGAAGGACATCCGCCAGGAGTTCGAGCCCGCGCGCACGGTTCGCACCGGCAAGCCCAAGTTCCGGCTGCTGCTCGGCGAGGAGGCGCGCTGATGGCCATCTCGCTCGAATCCCTGCAAACCTCGACGGTACTGCGTCCGCCGCGCGTGCTGATCCACGGCGTCGCCGGCATCGGCAAATCCACCTTCGCCGCGTCCGCCGACGCGCCGGTGTTCGTCCTCACCGAGGACGGTCTCGGCAAGCTGCAGGTGCCGCACTTCCCGTTGGCGACGAGCTACGCCGAGGTCGCCGAAGCGCTCGACGCCCTGCTCGACGAGGATCACGCCTATTCCACGGTGGTGGTCGACAGCGTGGACTGGCTGGAGCCGCTGATCTGGGCCGAGGCCTGTCGGCGCAACGGCTGGCAGTCGATCGAAAGCCCTGGCTTCGGCAAGGGCTACGCCGAGGCGCTGACCATCTGGCGCGAATACATCGACAAGCTGAACGGGCTCCGCGACCGGAAGGGCATGGCGGTCATCCAGATCGCCCACACCGACATCAAGCGCTTCGACAGCCCCGAGCACGAACCCTACGACCGGTACGTGATCAAGCTGCAGGCCCGCGCGTCCGCGCTGCTGCAGGAGCACTCCGATGTGGTGCTGTTCGCCAACTACCGGATCTCGGTCAGCAAGTCCGACGTCGGCTTCAACAAGAAGGTGACCCGGGCGCTCGGGTCCGGTGCGCGCGTGATGCACACCGAGGAGCGCCCCGCCTTCCTCGCCAAGAACCGTTACGGCCTGCCGGAAACTCTCCCGCTCGAGTGGTCGGAGTTCCTGGCCGCCATGCCCCAATCCGCCTGATTACGACTGAAAGGACAGCACGATGGCACGACTCAATACCGCCTTTGACGCCACCGGCATCGAGCCCACCACCGCCTACGAGATCCTGCCCGCGGGCAAGTACCGCGCCCAGATCGTCGAGAGCGAGATGCGCGTCACGAAGAACGGGATGGGGCAGTATCTCTGGCTGATGCTCGACATCCTCGAGGGGCCGCAGCAAGGCCGCAAGGTCTTCGACCAGTTGAACCTCGTGAACGCCAACCCGACCACGGTCGAGATCGCGCAGCGTACGCTGTCGGCAATCTGCCACGCCACGGGCAAGCTGCAGGTGAACGACAGCGAGGAGCTGCACCTGATCCCGATGACGATCCAGGTCGGCGTGAAGCCCCCGAAGGACGGCTACGGCGAGCGCAACACGATCCGCTACCTGGTGCCGGAGGCTCCGGCGCAGGCGACCCCGCCGAAGCCCGCCGCGACGCAGCCGGCCAGCGCGCCCGCCCAGTCGGCGTCCGCCCGCCCGGCCACCGCACCCTGGAACCGCAAGAGCTGACGCCCTCGGCCGCCACGGGCTGAGACTTGGCTCGCAGCCCGGACATCGACAGACCCGAGAGACCGACCATGACCAACACCACCGACGCGGCCTGCGCGGCCGCGAACGCCCCCGGCTTGCCTGACGACACCCGCCGCCTGATCGAGATCGAGGACGCCATTGCGAAAATCCGCACGCAGATCGCGACCGCTGATCTGGCGCGGCAGCGGACGGCCAAGCCGATCGACCCCGACTGGTTTCACCGCGCGCGCACGGCGCTGCGCCACCTCAACCGCGAGCGCGCCGAGATCGTTGCCCGTCAGGGCTGCCGCCGGCGGCGCGAGCGCCTGAAGGACACGATCATCGCCGTCCTGCGCGAACGCCATGACGGCGCCGCCTGGACTGCGGTGCTGGCTGAGGCGCGGGCGCGGCTCGAGCGGGAGGAGGCGTGCTGATGGCCGAGCTCCCCGAACCCCCGACGCCGACACTCTCCGCGATCTACGCCTCCTACGAGGCCCGGCAGGGCGACGGCTTCCGCGACCACCTCGGCGCCTCCCTGATCGGCAAGTCCTGCGCCCGGGCGCTCTGGTACGACTTCCGCTGGGCGACGCCCGCGCGGCACACGGGCCGCATCCTGCGGTTGTTCGAGACCGGCCAGCTGGAGGAGGCCCGGCTCGTCCGCGACCTGCGCGCCACCGGCGCCACGGTGCTGGAGGTGGATCCCGAGACAGGGCGGCAGTTCCGCGTCGAGGCCCATGGCGGTCACTTCGGCGGCTCGCTCGACGGTGTCGCTCTCGGGCTGCTCGAGGCGCCGAAGACCTGGCACGTCGTCGAGTTCAAGACGCATTCCGCGAAGAGCTTCGCCGAGCTGGTCGCCAAGGGCGTCGCGCTCGCCAAGCCCCGGCACGCCGCGCAGATGCAGGTCTACATGCACCTGACCGGCATCACGCGGGCGCTCTACGTCGCGGTCTGCAAGGATACCGACGCGCTGCACATCGAGCGCGTCCCGGCCGACCCCGCGATGGGCGAGCGCCTGCTGGAAAAGGCGCGGCGGATCATCTTCGCGCAGCACCCGACCGAGCGGATCAGCGCGGATCCCGCTTGGTTCGAGTGCCGGTTCTGCAACCACCACGGGCTCTGCCACGGCGAGGACGCCGCGGCCGTCACCTGCCGGTCCTGTCTGCATTCCACGCCCATCGAAGGCGGCTGGCACTGCGCGCGCCACGACCGGTTGCTCGACCCTGCCGACCAGCGTCGCGCCTGCGCCCGGCACCTGTTCATCCCCGATCTCGTCCCCGGCGAGGTGACCGACGCAGGCGAGGACTTCGTCTCCTACCGCATGCGCGACGGCTCGGCCTGGACCAACGACGCCCGCGAGAAGGAGGCCGCCGCATGCTGACCCTGCGCCCCTACCAGCAGGCCGCGATCGCCTCGATCTACGGCTATTTCGAGAAGGAGAGCGGCAACCCGCTCGTCGTGATTCCCACGGCCGGCGGCAAGAGCCTCGTCATGGCCGCCTTCATCGACGGCGTGCTCAACGCCTGGCCGGACCAGCGCGTGCTCGTCGTCACCCATGTCCGCGAGCTGATCGCGCAGAACCATGCCGAGATGCTGGGGCTCTGGCCCGACGCGCCGGCGGGCATCTACTCGGCCGGACTTGGTCGCCGCGACGCGCGGGCCCGGATCCTCTTCGCCGGCATCCAGTGGA